GGTTGAAGTTGATGGTGATGCTCATCTCGCCGTTGTCGACGAGGTCTTGCGGCAAGAAGTCCCGCCACTTCACCGTCCCTTGATGGGACACGTCGATGGCCTCGCGGTTCGGGCCAGGCGGCGTGATGTCCGTGATCTGCGCGGTAAACGCGCTGGTGGCGAAAGCAATGGTGATCCCATGGGAGAGATCAACGAGGTCAGCGGTTGCCATGTCCGTCTCCTTATGCGGTCCTAAACCAAATGAGATAGTCCGTCATGTACCAATGCGGCCCGCGTGCCGTACCGTCCGTCGGGGCGATAGACTCGCTGCGTTCGTCGTCAATGCCGGCGTAACGGACCTCAACCTTGCTACCTGTCGCGCCCATTTCGCCGCTGAACACATGCAGCGCAGTCTCCACGAGCCGCGCCAAATCGAAAGCTGCCTTTTCCCCATAGGCGTATGAGTTGATCTGATATCGTGCGCGCCGCAGCGTCGAGTCCGCCGTTTGGTGGACGTCCGGCTGCATACTGATCCGCTGAAACGTGATGTATGGCGGGTCCGTATCCTGCGGCACGTCGTCAGCCGGATACACGCTGCCAGCCACGACGGCATTGACAGGCGCATCGTTGACCAAGTGATACTTGAGCGCAGCTTCGATGTCCTTAGCCACCTCGCACCGCCTTCTTGATTTCCGCCTTGATTACATCTGCTATGATGTCAGCTGACCGTTGCCGATTCATATCCATCGCCGGCCGCATGAACGGCTGTGCAGGAACTTCGCCATGCCCGAACTCCACGGCCGTTGGGCTGTAGTACGGGTCGTCTGGGGCAATATCAAGTTGGTCCCGGCTTCCTGTCATAACACCGACGCCGAACACGTCACCTCCGCGCTTGGTTTTCAGGACGCGCAGCTTTAGGGATCGCTTCAAGAGTCCCGTGTCTACGGGCGCGTTTGCCTGCGCGGACTTGAGAACGGGCCGCGCGCCTTCGCGCAGCGCTTTCTTGACAATCTTCTTTTGAATCAGCTTGCCCAATCGCCTAAGCTTCCGCTGCATCTGTTTGTTGCCAATCAATGAAATGTCAACGCCAGCGGCCATTATCCTGGCACCTCTTCACAAATGATCTCTTGCGTCCGGTTGCGTTCGTCCAGGTTGCGGATGTTCAGGATGTTGTAGTTGTGCACGATCCCAGACGCCGCGACGTACAGCCGCAGGCATTGGGACGGCAGGCTCAGATTTCCGCCGTTCATGCTCACGACGATGAAGTCGTAAAACGTGTTCGTAGTAAGGCCGGTCTGTACAATATCGCCATCTCCAACGCGCGACGTTCCGACCGTCCACGCCGAAGCGGACGCCGCAGCGTACAGGAGTTCATTCGTCACGCCCGCATCGCCGGTCACGGCCGCTGTCACCTGGCCCGACCCATCGTCGGTTACCGAGACGAGTACGGGCGCGGACGGAGTCCCGCCAGCCGGCAGTTCCCAATGGGCTGTTAGCTGGCCGACATAATCTGCTGCTGCGATGCTCACGCGTTTGTCCTTGATGCGGCGATTACGGTAGCCGTCCAGCGAACCGTGCTGCCGTCTGTGTCCTTGTATGCGAATGTGTCGCCTGACACGGCAACGTTGCCACGCGCGTAGGCGCGCATGTCGCGTTGAAATTCTCCGAATGTGCCAGCTGAATCATGGCCTGCCATGGCTTCCTCAAAGACTCCGTCAGCAATCGCGCCCACGGTCGGATCGTTCAGCCCATTGACGAGGCCGTCTGTCGCGACGTGCTTTGCATCCACGTTTACATCCGTAGCCGCATGCAGTCCGGCAGCAGTTCCAGCGCCATCGGGAACGGTTATATTTGCCCCGTCCGTCCCACGCATCGCGGTCCCGAGAGGCGGTAGCGCATTCGTGATCGCGTGAAGGGCTGCCGCTGTGCCTGCGGGATCGGGCACGGTCGTATTCGCCCCGTCAGTCCCGCGCATGGGAGTTCCAAGGGGTTCCAGCGCATTTGTGATTGCGTGGGCGGTCGTCACGTCTGATGGTGCGGCGCGCGTCGCCACTTCGTCGCTGATGTCCTTCAGGTCGTCGGAGTCGCCACCGCGGATGTTGGACTCGGTTGTACTGAGCGACTGATCGACCCGGCCGCGTTCGGTCCCGATCTTGACCGGGAGGATCACCACATCGGCTGTCGACGATTTCCCCGCAAGCGTGACAAAGTCCCCGTCCATCTCGCCCGCAGTCAACGTGATCTTATACTCGCCGGGCGCGTTCGTCGCGTCAACTTCTGACGGCGAGTTTGATGGTGACGCGGGCGTGCCGTCCGTGATGACGCGCAGCGTGTGATTGGCCACGTCGCCAGTCTTGGGCGCCTGGTTCGCGGTGTCCCACGCGGTATAAGTCACGATGATGGACTGATTCTTGATCGCCACTAGAGGGCTCCGATCACTACAGGCTGAAACAAGGGCGTGCCGACTGCTACTTCGAGCGCGCCAAAGGTGAACATGGCGGACGCGGGATAGTTCTCTGCGCTGAATGCGAGCCAATCAACACCGCGCGTGACGCTCGATATGATGACATGGTCGATCTCGCCATCCCACAGATTGGCCGCGCCTCCGAGTTGGTGATTTCTTCCAATGCGCCACGCATCAGTTACAACGGGAAGCGCGGTTAAAAGTGACGCTGATGCGGCCCGCTGTGCCCCGTCGCGATACACCCTGAGCACGTCACCATCGTATGTGCCCGCGACGTGATGCCATGCGTTTTCAGTAAGGCTTGCAAACTCGTTGACTGCAAACCACCCGCCGCTATTGAATCCGCAACCGATACGATTCCCGGTCCCCGTATTCACATTGATGCCGAGCTGAAACTTGACATTGGACACGTCGTTTGAGTTGGTCACAATCGCACGGCAAGAGCTGGTTTCAGCAAAGGTGTCGGCGTTGACCCACGCCTCGATTGTGATATTGCTGCCAGGCGTCACCGCGTTGATACCGACTGGGATCTCAAGCCAGCTATTCACCGTCTTGACGTACTCGGTCGCGTCCGCGATCTTGCCGGTTGCAGCGAACACGGCAGACCCTTGGTCAACCGCATCAAAGCCGCCAGACGCCCAGTCAACGGCCGGGCTGGCTGCATCGGACATGGGATAGTATGCCTGCGTGTTGCCGTCCATGACCGACGACTTGGCCTGAGCATCGCCCGCGCCTGCGTTGCCGGCGTAAGCGTAGAAGATGGTGTCCCCGGTCCCGATGGAGTTGGCATTGAAGTGGACCACAGGGTCAGCGGCCGACCAATCCTCGATCCCGTAGGGCTCAAGGGTCGTGCCATCGGCGCGCGTAATGCGGAGATCCTGGCCCGCGCCCTGCGCCTTGGCCTTGAGCGTGGCGGGAATCGCGACGGCCGCGTCACGAGACGACAACGCCCCCGACAAGCCGGGAACGGTCCCGTCAACGGTCAGCTTCGTTCTATGCGACCATCCAGTCAGCCAGGCCATGTTTTTTCCTAGGGCTTGATCGCGTAGCGAAGGATCGCTGCAACCGTTGTAACAGTAATCAAGCCGGTCCCAATGCTGATGCCGATCACAAACCAAAAGGCCTTGTCCAGCTTTTTCCCCCACGGGCAAGAGTCAACGTGGGCATCGATGATGATTGGCGCGGCCTCGTGTACCACTTCCTTGATGAATGACTTTTGCTCTGGTGTAAAGCTCGGCACGTTAGGCCTCTTCCGTGTAAACCAGACGATGTTTTTCAGTGAGTCCCGCGAATCGACGCATCACGATCTTGGTTGTCGCGCGCGTGTTCACCTTTTGCGCCTCTTCCAATTCACGCCCGCGCAACGGGACAATCGCAACCGACCACGTTGCGACGGTCGTGTACGTGGGCGTCCCGCCCTTCCCGCCGTGCGTGTCCGTCGTATCATCCAGTTCTTGAATGAGTACGCGCTTGTTCAGTTCCCCGGCTTTCATTGGCCTGCTTGGCATCAGCTTGGAAACTCCAACAGGCGAAATCCCCACAGCAACGCCTTGACCGTAGGATTTTCAAAGATCCTTCGCTCTGATGTGGATTCCCTAAACTCAAAAGGGCCGGCCGCAAGCAGCTTGATCGCATCAATAATGTCTGATGGAACAGAGGCCGACGTTGCGCCATAGCCGGCCACAAACTCAACACTCACATCATTGATATGGCCCAACGTGCTAGGCCACGATTCCCCAAAAGCCGGTATGATGCGGCCCGGCTGGCTGGAAACGTCTACGGTGTACAAGGACGAACTGAGCGTCTGCGTTGCTTGGTCTGTGTCAACATAGGTAATAACCACATCCGACACATCAGACGACAGCGGAGACCATCCAGGGCGGATCACCGAAGGGAAGCGATCCCATGTTTCAGTGAATGTCGCGTTGATAAATCTTCGCCGCGCGAACTTTTCAGCCGCAATCCTTGCTGCCTTGATATGGACAGCAATGGTGCTATCTTGGCGAGTCCCATCGATTTCCTCATGGAGCTTCTGCTCTGCCACGCTAACAGGCTCGACCGTCGGCTGTGTCTTGACGATGATCCCGGTTGAATGGATTTGATGTGACATTAGCTCGGCTTCCTCCGGCAACTGGCGCTCGGCAGTGGACGGACGCGGCTTTGCATCCGGCCGCCGTCAGGCGTCAAGGCTGCGGTTTCCATTATCACACGCTCCACATCACTGGTCACGATCTCGGCTGCACCTATCTGGATTAGCCGTCGCGCTTCATCTGCGGGCAAATCAACAATCGGCCCATTGGCTTGAAGCAATCGAACTTGCATCTTCCCTCCAAGTGCCCGAGCCGACCGAGGACGTAAGCCGACTCGGGCTGTATGCGGGCCGGGTCGCTACGGCCCACTTGGTGCGCCGCCGGACAGCGTCAGTACGCCGCTGTCACTCCACAGGGCACCGACCGAAAGCGGGTCACTCGTAGGCAAACCCGTGATGATCAGGTCCGTCCCATCGAACGTGGCTTGAACGTCATCGTCATCTCCGAACGAGAAAAAGCCATCGTCTTCGATGCGGATACGGCCAGCACTCGCGACGACCAAAATGTTACCGCCGGGAAGCTTGTAGACCTTGGGTTGATACGACGGGTCAGGAGCCATGCTCTTTTCCTTTCCATCCGCTGGTTGCCGTCCCGAGCGACCGAGCTAGCCGCCCAGGACGTAGCCACTCAAGGCGCGGATGATGTCTAAGCCGTCCCCTCTGCGGGACTGACGT